GCCGGATACCGGCCTGAGTGGTGTTGCTGATGTAGACCCGCTGGATCTTCGCGCCCGAGCCGCTCTTGACGTGGATGCCCGTACCCGCGCCGAGCGTCCCGTTCGTGTTGCCGAGGATGCTGAAGTCTTGGAACCCGACCGTGTTGGCCGTTGCAGCGTAGAACACCGCCTGCAGGTTGGTCATGGCCGTCGTGGCCGAGAGGAACGTGACGCCGATGCCCGCGCCGCGCACAACCACCTTGGCGGGGACGAGGATGGGCGAGGCCACGCGATAGGTACCGGGCGGGATGTAGACCTCGCCGCCGTTGGCAGACAGCGACGATACCGCGCTCTGGATGGCGGCGGTGTCGTTCGTCGCGCCGTCGCCGACCGCGCCGAAGTCCTTCACGCTCACCGTGTCGCGCAACTTCGCGTTGACCGACCGGGCGACCGCACCGGCCCCGGCCTGCGTGAAGATGTCTGTCGTGGCATCGACCCCGACCGTCGCCACCGGCAGGCCGTTCGCGTCGAAGGACAGGAACTTGCTCGCCCGGGCGCTGGCCGCAGGAAGCTGCGCCGAGACCGCCGCGTCCGAGGCCGGGAACTTGATGGAGCGGTCGGACTCCTCGCCGAGCTGCTGCGCGATCATCGTCAGCTTGTCGAGGCCGTCCTCGAGGTCCTCAGCCGGGAGCCGGTCGTTCGGCAGCAGGTCCGTCCCCTGCGTCGCCGCGATGCTGCGCCGGATGGTGAGCGTCGTCCCAGAGGCAGGGGCGACAAGCATCGTCACCGTACCGCCCGCCTCGTTCCCGGCACCGCTCACGGTGTAGTTGGTGGTCAGCGCCTGGACGGTCTCGGTCGTGCCAGAGCGCAGGATGACCTGCAGGTCAGCCGCCTCGAGGAAGTAGAACGGCACCGCAAAGGAGGTGGTCAGGCCGTTGCCGGTGTAGCTGGCCTTGCTCGTGGTCGAGGATACGGTCATGTCATCACCTCACAGCGCCGGACAGCATCTCTTGCTGCGCCTGCATAAAGTAATCGATTTCGCCTTGGATTTCAGGGAACTCTTGCAGCACCTGTTCGCGGGCGAGCTTGCGGTACTCCCCGACGATGGCGTCGATGATCTCGGCCTTCGTCCCGTCCACGCCGTCGGTGCCTTGGTTGTAGATCTCCGACAGGAAGTGCTCGCCGTTCACCACGGCGTTGAGCAGGTCCTTCGCGCCCATGTCGTAGTTCGGATGCTTCAGCTCGTTGCCCGCCAGTTCGACGTAGCGGCTGTACGCGCCGGGGTAGGCGTTCAGGTCGATGTTTACGCCTTGGAAGGTCGCCTTCTTGCTCGGCATCGAGACGGCCTTGCCGAGGCGCAGCATCTCCTCGTCGATGGGCTCGTTTCTGGCGGGCTTGGTGTAGATGGGGCTGAACACGTCATACGCCCAGCCGAGGCCGGACTGGTGACTGACCGGACGGCCCCACAGGTCGCGCCGCAGGGGCAGGTCGTCCGAGAGGCCGGGGACGCGCCGCTTGATGGCATCGAGCATGTTGAACACCTCGCGCCCGTACGGGTCGGCCGCACGCGCCGCCTCGCCGACGATGGCCGGGACGGTCGAGCCGACGAGCCGCTGGACGAAGCTCTCCGTGTACCGCTTCGGGTCGGAGATGGCCTCGAACAGGTCGGCAAGGCCGGAGAGGTAGGTCTTGCTCATCACCGTCGCCGAGATGGACGCGACCGCAGCCACCGCCGCCTCGCCGACGCTCTCCTCGGTGTCCTCGTCCTCGGAGTTGTTCAGGATCTCGACCATCTCCGCAGCGAGGCCAAGGAGCGACCCGGCAGGGTCGAGCCGGTTGTACGCATACCACCGCTCGCCGATCTTGATGCTGTTGCGCTGCCAGCCGGTGCGCTCGAGCGCCTGCCGCTCGCGGGTGTCCTTCGGGCCGCTGCCGCTCACGATGCCGGACATCGCCATGTCAGCCGCGACCATCATCAGCGCCGTGCCGGTCGAGAGCCGGGCAAGGGCCAGCTCCTGCCGCGCACCACCCGCCGAGAGGTCGGCACGGACGCTCGCCATCAGCGGGGCAAGCGGGGTGCGCTCGAAGGTGAACTTGAGGATGTTCGCCGGGGTGCGGACGAACGGAAGGATGACCGTCAGCGCCGGGTACTGCGCCTTGAGGCTCTGCAGCGACTGCGCGAGCTTGCCGGGGCTGTTCGTGAACGTCTGGTACAGCGCCTGATCGACCGCCGACATCCGCAGGTTCTCGGGCGGGTTCTCGAGGAGCTCGGCCACGCGGGCCTTGAGGCCGTCAGCCGGGATGAGCCCGGAGTGGACTTCGCCCGCCGCCTGCCGCAGCGCCTGCGCGTTGAGCTCCATCCGGTACCCGATGGTCTTGAAGAACTCGTCCTGCGCCGCGAGCGCACGGCCCGGGATGCGGATGATGTTCCCGAGCCCGTCCACAGCGCGGCCAGCCCATGTCTGGCTGCTCAGGTTGAAGGCGTCCGAGGTGATGGCCGCAGTCTGCGGGAGCTCGATCTTGTTCATGCCGAAGCCGGTCTCGCCGGTCTTCGCGGCCTTGGCGGCATACCGCAGGCCGTCCTTGAAGGACTGCGTGAGGCCGAACCACTGCGTCATCGCCTCGCCAGCCTGCACCCCGCCGCTGTTGCCGAGGATGTTCGAGACGGTCGAGGCGACCTTGCGCTCGTACATCTGCATGAACACGACGGCAGAGTTCGACATCACGTTGACGATGTGCGTCTTCGGGCCAGAGAGCAGGCCCATGATCCACGCTTCCTGCATGGCATCGCCAGTCCGCGCCAAGACGCCGCGCTGGACGAAGGTGTCGAGCTCCTGGTACATCCCGGCGTTGGCGAGTTTCGCCACACGGTCGGCCATGTCCCGCGTGACCGCCGCGCCGCCGTTGGCCTCGATGGCCTGACTGATGTCACGGAACCGCTCGGCAGACCCGCCGGCAGGGATGCGCCACGAGGCGAGCGCACGGGCCGTCTCCGTCCGCGCAGCGATGACCTCGTTCTGGATGGCGTAGTGCGTCGCCAGCATCTTGCGGAAGGCGAACAGGTTCGCCTCGCTCGGGTTGGTCGCCGCCTCCTTCGCCACCTCGGAGAGCTTCGACCCCGACGCCGCCCACAGTTGCCGCGCCGCAACAGACTGCTCGGCGTTCAGCGGGTCGCCCTTGCGCCGCGCCATGAGCACGTCCCAGGCGTTGACCTGCTGCGCGTCGAGCTCGATCTCGGCGAACGAGCGCACCCCGCGCTGGGCCGTCTCGACCTGCGGGGCGAACTTGTCGGCCATGTCCTTGATGACGGTCTGCACGTCCTCCGGCGCGTTGATGCGGGCGAAGTTCACATAGACCTGCCCCGGCTCGGTTCCACGCGGAACCCCGGTGCCACCCTCGCCGACCACCTGAGCAGGGGTCACGCCCTCGGTCGCTGCTGCGGCGCGTGCGGCCTTCAACTGCACGGGCTGGGCTCCGCCTGCCACCGGGACGCCGGGGGCCGCAGCGGGCGTCTCCGGGGCCTTGGGAGCCTCCTGCCGCTTGGCCACCCCGACGAGGGGCGCGTCCGGGGCATCGTCCCCGAGGTTGCGGAAGGCCGTCTCGTCCACCGCTGGGCGCTGGGCTTCGACCCCCGCCGCCTCGCGGGCCTTGGCAATCTCCTCCTGCCGCAGCCGGGCGATGCGGGCCTGACGCAGGGTCTTGAGCCCGAGCATGAGACCGTCCACGGCCACGCCCACGCCCAGCCCCTCGATGGCGTTCTTGAACCGCCCTTCGGCGTTGCTGTCCTTGGGGTCGGCGGCGAGGAAGTCCGTGACCGGGTTCTTGAGGACCGGCACTTCCTGCAAGAGGTTGGACAGGCGCTCCTCCTGCGGGTCGAACACGGTGAAGTCCACCACCGCGCCGGTTCCCGCAGCCTTCGCCACGCGGCCCGCACGGGTCGCAGGCTTCAGCGCCTTGACCGCCTTGCTCGCGCCGACGAACCCGGCGACGAACTGCGAGATGCCCTTCACCGCCTTGCCGGTCGTGGACTGCGGGTCTTCCACCCCGCCCGTGATGCGCTTGAGCGTCACCTGTGAGGACACGTCCCGACCCTGCGCACGCAGCGTCCGCAGCTCCTCGTAGGAGATCGGCTTGATGCCCTCGCGGGAGATCTCGAAGCCGCCCGTCTGGACTTGGTTCTCGACCCAGTCGCCGATGTCGCCGAACAGGTTCAGCGTTTCCTGAGCCGCATCGCGGACGCCCGTGAACAGCGCACGCGGCAACTCGACCACGCCACGCGCCACATCGCCCACCACCGAGCGACCGGGAGCAACCGGGGCCTGCGCGGGAGCGGGCTGCGCGGGAGCAGCGTTCTCGTCGGCGAACATCGCCTCGAGCTCTGCCGCCGCGCTCTGGTTGCTCGCTTCGTCGCGATAGGCCATGAAGGCGTTCGCGCCTTGGGCATCGTCGTTTCGCAGGTCAGGGGTTGCCATGCTGTGCCTCTGTTATTTCGCGGGCTGCGGACGCGGCGCAGGGGGCTTGTAGACCTGCATCCACTGCCGGATGAGCGCGGCCTGCTTCTCGTACTCGGCCTTGGGAATCTGCCCCTTGTCGAAGGCCTGCTTCGTCCTGGCGAACGTCTGTTTCAGGTCGAACGAACTCGGGCCGGTCGAGACAAGGTAGGTCGGGCGGCGCAGGGTCGCGACGCTCTGCGTCTGCGCGGCGTTGCTGTAATCCGCCACAATGCGCTTGGCCTCAGCGTCAGCCTGCGCGTCGGTCGCATTCGGGTTCTCACGCACCCAGTTGTCCCAGTCGCGCATGGCATTGGCCGAACGGATGGTCGCCACGTTGCCGATTTTTTTCTCGACGTCGCTCGGCTTGAGGTTGTTCGTGATGAACGAGTATCCGCGCTTGCGCCAGCCATTCGCACGAGAGTCGTTGATCAGGACCCGCGAGTCGGCGAACGAAATCAGCCCCTGATCGACCGCATCCTTCACATCGGCAGAGATATTCTCGCCGCTTGCCGCACGCTCGGAAAGCGAGAAGTAAGCCGTGGGGTCCGTCACGATGTCCTGACGTCGCACGGCCTTCATGGCTCGCGTCCGGTCGGATGCGCTCATCAGCCGCCCGTTTCTCGACAGGAACCCCTGCAAGTCATCGAGTTGGCCATCGGCAATCATCTGGTCCACTTGGGCCCCGAGGTTGCGCTCCATGTCGTCCCGCGCACGCCGCGCCTGACGGTCGGCACGCTCCTCGACAGCGTTCTGGCGGGTGATGGCCTGCGTCGCCTCGTCCGTCGCACGGTTCAAGAGCTTGGTGCGGGTCGGCTCGTCGAGGCCGGGGTAGGCGTTGTCGATGAGCCGCTGCCGCGTGGCGATCGGGTTGTTGAACATGTCGCGGTTCACCCGGTTGGTGATGGCCGAGCTGTTGAACTTCTGCGACTTGTCCACCGCTTCCTGCGGCGAGATGATGCCCGCCGCCAGCGCGTCTTGGATGGCGAGGTTCGCCCGCGCAGAGACGTCCGCATCCTTCGCGGGGTCGTCCGACCCGGCCAGTCCCGCATAGATGCCGAGCGACTGGTCGAGGTCCGCACGCGCCACGCCGATGCGACCCTTGACCGCAGCGCGGCGCACGTTGAACCGCTTGTCGATGGCCGTCTTGGCGAAGTCCGACCGCCACGCCTCGAACAGCGCGTTGTCACCGTCCGTGACCTTCGCCACGTCGTCTTGGATTTTCTGGAGCTGCTTGTCGTAACGAGACTCGTAGGTGCCGTAATCAGTGTCGGTCTCGAGCCCGAGCTCGAACTCGTTCAGCGACTGCATCGCCGCTGCGTTCAACTGCGTCAGCTTCTGCGCCCGCTCGGCCTGCCCCACGCGCTCGGAGAGCTGCTGCATCTGCGCGAACGCCTGCGCACCACGCGCCACGGCCTCGGCAGTCTCCGCAGCCTGAGTGCCGACAGCAGCGAGCCCACGCGCACTCGGCGTAGCGATGCGCGGGACAACCTGCTGACGGTAGAACTCAAGCTTCGCCATGGCTTACCTCGGCCCCGAGTATCGGCTGGTCGTGGTGGTGAGCGTGGTCGGGACGCGCCGTCCCGTCACGTTCACCCCGGTCAACTGCGACGGACTCGGCCTCGGGGATCGGGAGGGCAGCGTACCGCCCGCACCGGCATACCCGCCCGCACCGGCAGAAGCAGCCTGCAGGATGCCCTGCACCCACGACGGGCGGGATGCGCGGACAATCCGAGCCTCGGTCAGAAGGCCCCCGGCTTGCGTCTCACCCTGATACGCCAAGGACAAAGCGTCCAACTCCGCAGCCGTCGCCGCCTGCTTGTAGACGTCCCCGAAGGACACCGAGTCGAGCAGCCCCGCCTGAGCGCCCGCCGCCCGAAGTTCGCCGAACTGCCGCCGCGTCTCCCGGCCAAGCGCCTCGGTCTCAAGACCAGCCTGCCGCCGAGCGACACCGGCCTCGACCTCGAGCGCACGAGCCTGCGCAGCGCCGACCTGCCGCTGCTGGCCGGTCGCCATCAGGGACGACCCCGCAGCCGCTGCCGCTGCCACCACCGCCATCGTCACTGGGTCTGCCATCAGAGCACCCTCGCGTACATGTCCATATCCTGACCTCGCTGGAAGGCCCGCATCCGGCCTTCACGCTCGAACCCGAGCATTCTCGCCCATCGGTGACCGGGCATAAAGTCCGGCACCACATAGGCCTCGACACGCTCGATCCCGCAGCCGTCGAAGAACTCCGCGACCGCCCGATGCAGCGGGACCATCCACCGGCCTGAGTCCGCAGAGAGCAGCGCCCACGCCGACGCCCGCCCCTCCCAGAGGTTCACGAGCCCGGCGCAGCAGACAATCCGCCCGCCCGCCCGCGCCGTGTAGCAGGGGCCAGCCTCGACCAACTCCTGCCCGTACCCGGAACGCCCGATGAACGCCGACAGGAACTCCTGCGAGGGCTGCAGGCTCAACTCCCGAAGGTCGGCAGGCGTGAAGGGCAGCACTTCGAACGTCATCCCTGCGTCTCCATCTCGGGGTACAGCGCGATGACGGTCATCGGGAGCGGCTGGTCAGCCACCACCCAGATGCGCCCGTCCGTCTCGTACCCGCCCGGGAAGGCGAACACGTCCGTGTCACCTGTCAGCAGGGGCGGCACCTCGTTCATGAAGTCGTTCAGCGTCCGGTACTGGATGAGGTCGAGGTTCGTCGGCCCCGGCCCCACCTTGCCGCCGAGGCTGGAGTACAGCCGCAACCCGCACTTGTGGATGCGCTTCACCTTGGCCTGAGCCGTCCCGAGCGCCGACCCGGCCTCGATGCGCTGCGTCGCGAGCGTGGAGGTGTACGGATAGCCGATTGTCGCACGCGAGGTCGGGAACGGCATCGTCACCGCGCCGTCCGTCACCACGAGGTTCTTGACCTCCTGCCCGTCCGCAAGCGCCGAGACCGTCTCGCCCTCGAGGTGCCACAGCCCGCGCAGGGTCGTCGCCGTCAGCCGCCACTCGTTGAACGGCACGTCATCGTCCGGGAACGCCGCGACGATGGTCACCAGCGCCGACTCCTGGTCGATGACGGTCGTGATCTCCGCACGCGCCGAGCGCCAGAGCTCGTTCGTCTCGTCGTAGTAGCGATACACGATTTCGCGCCCGACGTCGCCCGGCAGGAACACCGGGTCGTTGATGCTGATGAAGTCGCCGTTCTCCGCGATGATGAACTCGTCTGCCTCGCTCGCGATCTCGAGACTCGACGTCACCGTGGCCGACACGTCGGTTGACCCGGCAGTCTGGTACCCGTCCCCGAGGAACAGGTCGGCAAACACCACCGCGTTGAACTCGAGCGAGGCATCGAGATACCCCGCCCCTTGGATGTCCTCGCCTTCCTCCAGCGACTGACCGATGTACTCGATGAACCGCTGCGTGCGGGTGACATCGGTCTCGATGACCAGTTGGTCAGACCCCTCGGTCAGAAGGTTGCCACCGGCCTCGAGCGCGAGCTCGTAGGGGAAGTCACCCTCGATGGTGCGCGAGACCACCAGCCACACGTCGTCCAAGTCCCCATTGGGGCTCGGGATGATCTGCACCGCCTCGACCTTCGCGTCCCGGCCTGCGACCGGATGCTGGTGCCAGCCGTAGATGTTCTGCTCGCGGTCGTAGGTCAGGCCGATGAGCCGCCCATCCCCGAGCACGCACCAGATGATGTCGTCCGGCTCCTTCTGGTACTCGAGGTCCACGATGCCGGACTTCGTGATCTCGGGGTACAGGACGTTCATGTCCCGAGGCACCCACGCATCGACCTGCAGGTCGAACCGCAGCTCCATGATGCGCCGCCCACCCACGCGGGCGAAGATGACCGCATCCTCGACCAAGGCGGGTTCGAGCTCCATCGACCCCTCAGCCGACTGCAAGTCGAACTTCACGTTCTCCGGGCCGAGAGGGGCGGTCGTCACGTTCTCGCGGACGGCAATCTCAGCCCCCGCAGTCCCGACGATGAGCGCATTACCCGGGCGCAGCCAGCGCACCTTGTCCACATTTCCGACCGCGAGCGTCAGGTTCAGCGCGTTGTCGGCCAGAATCTCACCGAAGGTGTCGACCGCGTGCGACGAGTAGTCCCCCGCCACCGAGGCGTACAGGTTCTGACCACCGCCCCACCACAGCCGGTCGCGCCAGAAGGCCGTCTTGTACGGGTACGCCCCGCCCATGCCGAGCCCCCACGCGCCCACACGGTACGAGCAGGAGGTCGTCGAGAGCAGTTCCGACGGCGCGACACCGGGGCCGACCACGTCGGCGCTCACCTGTGTCGTGCTCGTCACCGCCGTGATCTTGAGGATGACGTAGCCCGGATGCAGGAACTTCCACAGCACGCCCGTGTTGCCGTCGTAGTCCTGCCCCTCCTCGTGGATGGGCCGAATCGCGCCGGTCGTGGCGCTGTTCATCGCCTCGTAGAACTTGCCCGAGGACTTGCGGATGTTGCCCGCCGTGATGGACTTCGCCGGTTCCCACTGCGTCGTGGTGATGTTCACCGGCTGCAACCGCAGGAGCATTCCCACCGAGTCGTTGTCGAAGATGGCCGCGCTCGAGGTCACCGTCACGTTGCCGGTCGTCGCCGAGAGCGAGAAGTCCACCTTCGTGTCCGGCTCGCGCTGGAACGGGCCATCGGTCGGCGCATAGTCCGCGAACGCCCAACTCGTGTTCCCGCTGCGCGTCAGGGTCTGCGGCGCATACCCCTCGCACCCGACATAGAGCACATCGCCAGACTGCGCAATGGACAGCGAGGACGTGTTCTCAGCCGTGAACAGGTCTTCCTCGGCATACGGACTCACGACCGTGTAGACCCGCGCCACATCGCCGCCGCCGTTGTAGGCCGTGTACCCGGTCGTGTCGATGACCCCGCCGTCGATGTCGTACAGCTCGAAGGTCTTCGCCGCCACGTTGACGTTCGTCACCTTCACATACCGGCCATTTACCTGCGACATGCCGTTGACGAGCGAGACGTACATCCAGTCGTCGTTCGACGGATCTGCGCCGACATAGGTCAGCACGCCCGGACTCGCCTGCGTGATGTTCGAGATGTCGAGCGGGTCCTCGAGCACCACGCCTCGGTCGGTGTAGAACCGGCAGTAGTAGTCGCCGAACTCGATGATGTACGCCTGGTCGAAGGCGAACTCGAACCGCTGCAGCCACACCCGCTTGTTGGGGTACCGCGCCTGCAGGACGTACTTCGTCCCCGGACACCGCTTCGCCGGACCCTGAGCGGTCGGGATGAACCGCCGCATGCGATAGGCCGAGGATGCGTACTTGTCGAAGTCGGTGCGGCCGCTCATCAGCGACCCGACCTCGCCCCCGTTGAAGTTGACGATGGCTGGATTGACGCTCGGCATCAGAGCCTCACGGACAGCCAAGTCGTGTCGGCGATGCTCTCCGGCGGGTTCTCGATGGCGTTCGAACGGACCGCCTCAGTCAGGCACAGGCGATAGTCTCGCAGCGCCGCGTTCTTCTTGGCGTCCGACTGCGTCAAGGCCTCAGCGACGTTGTACGACAGCAGGGCCGCGAACGCCTCGTCGAATGCCGAGTCGAACTTGGTCGGGTCAGACACCCGCGCAAGGTAGCGCAGGTTCATCTGCCCGGACGAGTTGGTCAGGATCTTGCCGCCCTCGAGCTGGTACTCCTGCCCACCGCCGCCGATCAGGTCGGACAGGTCAGGGGCCGGGAAGTACGCACCAACCTGCAGGATGCGCAGGCAGTCGGACGGCAGCGTGTACTGGTACGAGTAGCCGAAGACCGGCGTCGCGACGTCAGCCGCAAGGTTCGCCCGCTTCACGCAGAACCGCCAGTTGTAGGTGCGCTGCAGCTTGTCGCGCAGCATCCCATAGATGGCGTTCAGCTCACGCGCAGGCTTGGTGTTCTCAGTCAGCGAACCGATGCGCAGGTCACCAATCTTGGTGAGCGCAAGGTTCGCGATTGCGACGTCACTCGTAGCCACGGGCTCCTCCCGCAGCTATTAGGCTGGCGGCCAAGTGTCCTGGATGATCGCTTCCTTGAGCGTGTCGAGCAGCGTGAGCACTTCGAGCTTGCTCATGCCGATGAGATCGACCCGGACCTCGACGTCGAGGCTGGTCGTGGAAGCACTCTCGGTCACGTTGCGGACCCCGGCGTTGCCGCGATCGATGCCGTAGAAACGGTCTGCCATGTCTCTCTCCCGAAAGAAGGGGCGAGCCGGTCACCCGGCCCGCCCCGGTTGGTCACGCCGTGTAGCGACCGATCACCTTGACCACGCCGGTCGAACCGGCAGCGGCGGTCAGGGTCATCGCCACGTCGTAGGACACCGACGGGTCGCTGGTCAGGCCGAGGGCCTGCCAGAGCTCCTGCCCTGCGTTCGTGAGCGAGAACACGCCCGACTCGTGCAGGACATCGGTGCCGTTGAGCGCCGAGGTGAGGACCTGCGCCGAAGCGAACAGGTCAGCGTCCACCACCGCGCCACCATCCTTCGCGGTGCGGTAGAGGCCGATGTCCGCCGCAGCGGTCGTGATCGCCGGACAGTACAGCTTGAGGTCCGTCACCACCGCGTTCGAAGGAACACGGAACAGGCGAAGGACGCTGGCGATGCTGTCGGCGTTCACCACCGAGATGGTGGCGACCTTGACGCGCTCGGCGCCACCGTCCACACGGGGGCTGTTGAGCACGGCAGGGACCGTGTCAGCGTTGGTGACGAGGGAGGAACTGCGGAATTCGATAGCCATGGTTGGTTACTCCCTTACTCGGCGCACAGGATGTCGACGACCTTCTTCTCCTCGGTGCGCGTGGCACCGAAGGTCCCCATCAGGTACACCTGGAAGGGATGCGAAGACAGGTCACGACGCTGCGTGACGTTGGACTGGATGTCGTTCCACATGCCGAGGTGGACGCCCGACGGCACCCAGACAGGGCAGCGACGGTGACCGCTCGACGTCGGAAGACGCTCGGTGTGGATGAAGTTGATCCCGAGGAAGCGGGTCACCTTGCCGTCCTGCAGCACCGGAGCATCGGTGTTGAAGTCGGCGTTCGTGACCTGCAGCTGCCCGAGGAGATCGTCGTGCTGCTCGGCGTCGAGATCCACCTCGTTCTCCATCAGGATGCGACGCGCTTCACGCAGCTTGTCCACCGTGAGGCCCACGTTGCCAGCGGCAGCGTAGTTCACAGCGACCTGCTGGTTGACGGTGTCGAACGTGGTGTTCGTGCCACCGGCCTCGCCCGTCTTGTTGGTGCCGAAGATGCCCGAGATGATGACGTCGTCGATCGCACGGCCCATCGCGTAGAGCCCGTTCTGCGAGTAGGCAGACTGCGGGTCGGCGAGGAGACGGAGCTTGTCGAAGTTGTCGATCAGGTCGGCCCAGTCGTAGTCCTCGGGGAACACCCACCGACGGTTGTTCGGGGTGTTGACCGGGACGATCGGCTGGTAGCGGGTCGAGACGGCGCGGGCGCTGGTGGCACCGTACTGCGTCACGACCTCGGACTGCTTGCCCTTGTACGAGCCAGTCTGCACCGCCTGGCGCAGCTTGGAACCCTTCTGCTGCAGGAGCAGCGAGATGTTCGTGCCGTACTGAACGGCATAAACGGATGCGATGTTGTCGGCCATGATAGCCCTCCAGAAAACATTAGATGACGATGTTCTCGGATGGCTTGTCCGTTACCGGGGCCGAACCCTTGCCCGTTCCGCTCGAGCCGAGCGACCGTCTTTCCGGCTGTCAGCGGGGCCTCGCGGCTTACCCGGCCTCTGGGAAAGAGCCGGGAGGTTTGACCCTCCCGGCAAGACACACAGAGGAAGACACGGGGAGATGGTACTGCGACCATCTGACGGATGCAACTACTCGTCCGTCAGCCCCGGATTCGCCATCTGGTTCAGCGCCATCATCTCGTCGATGGCACCCTGACGGACACGCGAGTCCTGGTGCATGTAGCGCCCCATGAACTCCTTGTCGGCGAACAGCGAGGCCACCTTGTTCTTGGCCTGCGCCGGGGTCAGCGCACCGCCCGTCGGGGCATCGCTGCCCACGAAGTCAGCCTCGCCGAACTTGGCACCGATCGCGTGGAACAGCTTCATCACCTTGGCGGTGCCGATCGCACGCTCGAGCGAGTCGAAGGTCGCCTCATCGAGCCCCGCCTCCTTGCCGAACTTGAGGACGGCACGCTTGGCGAGCTCCTCGTTCTGCGCAGCCGCCGCGCCCCACTCGCCTTTGAGCGCCGCGTACTCGGCCTCGGACTGCTTGGAGAACGCCTCGTCTGCCGCCTCGATGCGCGAGGTCGAGGCCTTGTTCCACCACTCGGCGAGCCCCTTGGCCTGCTTCGTGGTCAGCCCGAGCTCGTGCAGCACCGGGGCCGCAGCCTGCGCGAACGAGCCGTCATCGCCATCCGGCACCGGCAACTCGTACTTGTCGGCGCTCTCCGGGCGACCGAGCCGGTTGTACACCGCGCTCCAGCCGTCGGCGTCATCGTCCGACTTGGGGGCGAGAATGGTGCGACCGGCCTTGTCAGCGCCGAACACCTTCTCGAGGTTCTGATAGGACAGGAGCGCGTCAGCCGGTCCCTTCCACCCCTTCGCCTTGACCAGCTCGCCGAGCTGACCAGTCGTGGCGGGGTCGAGACCTTCCGGCGCGTACCACACGGGAGCCGCTGCCGGAGCAGTCGGGTTGCCTGCGGATGCAGACCCTTGATCGTCACTCATCACGGAAATCCTCTTGCAGATTGGTCAAGGTTCGTTCGTCCAGGTGCAGCGCCTCGACAATCATCTGCACCGTCTCCTGTCGGCCAACCATCCGGCCAACTTGGAACATGTCCGCCTGCGAACCGGGGGCGGCAGGGGGCTTCCCGAGCCTCGCGAACCGCTTCAGGTGCGCGACCACTATCCGGCCATCGTCTGACAGTTCGTTGCTCTGGGGGTTGAGGAACAGCCGCTTGTAGGCGCGGCTCCTCCACAGGATCTGACGGATACGCGCCAGCATGTGATTCATGTGCGATTGTCGTCCTGCCGGAAGGCCTTGCCACCGCAGCCGGGGGCCTCAGTGTACCACCCGTGATGCACCGCATGAGAGCACCAGACCCGTTCCTGCTTCTGGGTGATGCCAGCCGCCCACCAGCACAGGCGGCAGAGCAGGGTCGATGATGGATTCCGGCTTGTGGTATCGCTCACACGGCCTCGCCACGGAACCACGCCTTGCCACCGTCCACCACCACGATCTCGGGCGGCAGCAGCCGACCCTCGCGGAAGGTCAGGACGGCGAAGCCCGACGCCCAGTTGACCGGCCCCGCCTCGACGTAGGTGAACTGCGGACCGGTGATGTCGGCCATGGTGCCGGTGTCTACGCCGTATCTACGGCCCCGGTAGTCGGCCCATGGGGTCACCTTCAACTGGTGGAGGTGGCCGTGGACGTAGGACACGCCAGCCTTGAGGGTCGAGTTATAGGCGGCATGGATGCCACCGTTCACCGGGCGGTGCCGGATGCAGACCCACCCGTCCGTGCGGGCGTTCAAGTGCAGCGCCCATCCAGCCCGCCAGCGGGGCAGGAAGTCGAGCAGGGTCGAGCCCGGCATCCCCTCGACCTCCGAGACGCGACCGGATAGGTAGTTCTCGAAGCGGGCGTCGTGGTTGCCGATGGTGCGCACGAGCTTGGCCGAGCCTGCCGCCCGCTCGATCTCGGCGCAGCGGTCTTGGACGGTGTGGATCTCGTCCTTCAGCTGCGGCTGCTGTTCCCACATTATGCGCGGGTGTCGGCTGATGCGAGCGCCGTCGAGGATGTCGCCGTTGAGCACGATTATGCGAGGTTTTAGCGATTTAGCGAGACGGCAGAAGGCCTCATGCGCGACGGTGACGATGCCGGGCCAGTAGTGGCAGTCGGAGGCCACGAGCACCACGCCGTCCTCGAGCGTGTCGTGCATCTCGCCCTCGTACCGCTCGGCGCGCTCGGCGGCGAGGGCGTTGGCGCGACGTCCGGCTGCGCTTCGGTCGCTCGAGCCGCGAATGGGAGTGATGGATTCCAACGCCATGCCGTACTTCGACTCCATCGAGCGGCGGCGGCTGTAGACGCTGCGCAGGTTGATGTCGAGCGCCTTGGCGACGAGCGGGGCCTTCTTCAGGCGCTGCCACGCGGCGATGAACTCTTGGTCCGATGCGGTCAGCGGCACGGCTTGGCTCCCGAGTCGAAGGTGGTCAGGGACTGGTGCAACAGGCTCGCCAAGTTGTCCACGAAGACCTCATCGTGTGTCAGGGGATGGTTCATCTCGTCGAGCAGGGCATGCGCCCACTCGTGACAGAATGTCTGCTGCAGCTCGGTGTCGCCCTGATCGCCGCGCAGGTCGATGCGGTGGCGGGTCGGGTCGTACATCCCGACGGTGTCCATCGGGTGCGGCCAGCGGGTGCGAGGGATGATGCGCACGGCGAGCTGGTGACCGTGCATCTGGAACCGGCGCGGTATCTGCAGCCGGACGTGGCGGTTCATCTCAGCCAGTCCTGGAGCTCGGCGAGCCGGGTCGCGTCTCGCTCGCAGGCGGCGAGGTGGGCGGCAATAGCCTCTCCAACCTCTCCCGCGTCGCCGGGCTCTCCGGTGGGAGCATCAGGGACGGGGGCGGCGGGACAGGCTCCGGGCAGACCAGAGGCGGCGTCACGCAGCCGCCGAGCAAGGTCGCGACCACGCCGATCGGCAGCACCCAACTTCGATTGCAGGTCACGCTCCACCCCCTCTCTGCGCAGAACATCGGCACGATGCTTCTCGTACTGCGCGACGATGACCGCTGTGGACTCCTGCCGGACCTTCGCCATGGCAGCAGACCACTCGGCCTCGGTGACCGCCGAACCGGCCTTATAGCCAGCCCGGTACGCATGCGAGAACCCGAACCACCCGGCAGCGAGTAGGGCGACGGCAACCGCCGCCCAGACCTTCACGCCTGCGGCTCGCCCTTGCGCTTGGACAGCACCGACCACACCGCAGCGGCGATCGTGGCGACAGCGCCGCCCACCGCAGCGACGGTCTCGGCGTCAGCGATGCCCTTCCCGACCAGATAGCCACCGATGGCGGCGACGACAGCGCGGACGATGCCAGCAACTTGTTCAGCAGTCATGGTTCACCTCTCTCTGTGAATACGATCAGTTGACGGATAACCGGACAGATTTCGCGTGAGGATGTTGGAAATGGGGGAATTCGCGGAACCGCTTCCACCGGCCCGCCCACTCGAGGCCCGCCGCCTCGCCGAGTCTCCCGACCTGCTGCCAGACCGGGGCGGTCGCAGACCAGACCGGCTTGCCGCTCACCATCGGGACGACGTCCACGGCCAGACTCGCAGGCTTGCCGTTGAAGCGGAAGTTGTGCATCGACTGGCCGGGCTTGGCGTTCGTCACCCGGGGGCCGGGACGGGTGCGCCCCTGAACGTAGAGCCGCGCCTGCTCCTCGTCGCTGCGATAGGTGCAGGTCACGAGCAGGTCGATACCCTCACGCGCACACGCCGCCAGGAACGCATCCACGAGCGGACGCATCAGCGGGTGCAGGTCTTCGAGACGGCGGCTGCTCACTTGAAGAAGACGATGGTCGCCAGAATCCCGGCCATGCCGGTGAGCAGGGCGAGGGCGATCTTGATGAGCAGATGCTGGATGGTGTCCACGCGCTTGTTCATGTCGATGCGGCTCGATGCGATGGTCGTGCGCAGCTCGATGTGGTCATCACGCAGGCGGCTGTACCGCTCGGCGCACACGTCCTCGTGCGAGCGAAGACGGCCCTCCACCTCGCGCAGCCTCGCGGGCCAGTCGCCGGGATTCGTCGTCAAGGTCGGGTCCTCGAAAGTCATGATCACAAGACCTCACGCCGGGGCGCAGAGGCCGCGATCTGTTCGGCCTTCGCGAACCGCTCCGCAGCCTGACCCGCGACCGGGGCAGCGGCGAGCAGCGACTGCATCTGCGCGGCTTCCTGCTCGGCCACATCCATGGCCTCGAGCTCCTCGTCCGAGCGCAGCGCCTTGGCCGGGACGTTGTTCGCCTCGGCGATGACCTTGACCGCCTGATCGGCGTTGATGCGACGCAGGACCTTCATGTCGCCCGACGCCTGCGCCACCGGCAGGATGGCCTCGATGGTGCGCAGGATGCCCGCAGCCTCCTCGGCACGCATCAGGCGGGCAAGCGGCCCGGTGTACTTGGGCAGAATCTCGCCGCCCGACATGACGTAGTCGAGCAGCTGCGGCGGCGGCTCAGGCAACCCACCCGACGCCGAGAGCAGGTCCAACTCGCGCTCGATGATGGGACCGATGAACTCCGACTGCTGCCGACCCATCGTGGGGCCGAGCAGCGCACCCTTCTCCTGGGCTCGCTGCATCACCTCGGTCGCCGTCATCACGCGGGGGCTCTCGACCAGAATCTGGAACAGCGTCACGAGGAACGAGTCGTTCACCGCCTTGCGCTTCTGGTCGGACATCTCCATGCCGATCGGCAGGTTGCCGCCCGTCATGAGCGGCTGAACCAGCGGCGTCCCGTCCTCTCGGAGGTAGCCGTAGTTCAGGGCATTAGGGCGCACCGAGAAGGCATTAAGGGCCCCCTCCTCGGAGAGGATGAGCGGCGGATCGACCATGCGGTGCGCCATCCGAAGCATGGTCTTTTCCATCTCCTGCAGGGACTTGATGTCGGCCAGAGCCTCCATCGCAGGGGACCGCCCATAAATCTCACGCGGGCCGGTCACATACCGACCCACCGCATACGGCATCGAGCGATAGCCCGACTCGGCGAGCAGCGCGTCACCCTCACGGGCGACGTACCGCGACATGTACTGCATCCCCTCCGCGCCTGCCTTGCCCGCCTTGTACCCGTCGTTCGGCTTGACGCAGTGGATGAACTCGAACAGGGTGTTCGCACGGTCGCCCGCAGCGGACTTGATGCCACGCGGGAGATTGTCAGCCCAGCCCGGGACCTGCATCGCCTGCCGCGCCGTCAGCTGGAAGCAGCGGTACACCGTGTCCACGCGCCCCGTGTGGTCGAGGTCGATGACGATTTCAGAGAGCGGGATGGCGCGGTACCGCAGCGTCACGCCGGGGATCTCGTCGATGAACAGCGCCGAGGTGCCGAACGCACCAAGGCTCATGTAGCACTCGAAGGCCTGCGAGGCGAAGTTCGCCGTCGGGGCGTACCGCTGCCGGAACAGGATGTCGCGCAGGGAGTCGCACCACCGCTGCACCATCACGTTCTCGTCGAGCTCGGGGATGCCGGTGTGCAGGCCGTGCCACATCTGCGTGGCCGGGGTCAGCATCGAGTCCATGGCAGCGGCGAAGCGGGGGAGCGCACGTTGCGCGGTCGAGTCGAATATCTTCTCCGACCGCTTCTCGCCCGGTGTGCGCTGACCGGTCATCTCGGCCATCGACGGCCAGACCCGCTCAGCTACCTCCTGCCAGTGCGACTCCCAAGTGCCACGAGCACCCTTGAGCCGGTCGTAGCCTTGCAGGACATCTTGTGCGCGTGAGTCCATCGTTACTCCCAGAGCAGGAACGCGCCGTTTTCCAGCGTGATGTTCTCGTCGATCTCAGTCACGAGGTTGCCAGCACTCTGGTCATCACCCGTTCCGTCGCGTCGCAATGCGCGGCCAGTCGTGCGCTCCTGACTTCGCGGCCAAGTGCGCATTAGAATCCAGGGCTCGGGATGCGCAGCGCCACCGCATAGACAGCAGTCGAGGTCGCAATGCTGCAGCGGATCTCACCGGCACCCAGCTCGAAGATGCCACCACCAGCCGCAGTCAGCGTCACATCTGCACCCACATCCTGCGCGGTGCCGTTCGGCCCCTTGCACTGCAACTTGACCGTGCCGCCACCGAAGGTCGCCTCAACACGGAACTCGCCACGACCACCCGGCCATGCGAACCACGAACCCGTGGCGCTGGCGTTGGATGCAAGGACGATGCCCGTAGCCATGTCAGTACCCGGAGTCCGCGATGCGCAGAACCTGAGCGTAGACGGCAGTCGCCGTCGCCACCGCTGCGCGAATCTCACCCGGCCCGAGCTCGAAGGTGCCGCGACCGTTCGCCGTGAGCGTCGTCGCAGTAGCCACCGCGATGGCCGTGCCGTTCGGACCCTTGCATTGGAGCGTCACGCTGCCGCCGCCGAAGGTCGCCTCTACACGAAAGTCACCACGACCACCGGGCCAAGGGAACCAGTTGCCCGTCGCACTGGCATTGGAAAGCAGGGTGTATGCCGTCTTCATGGATTACCTCAAGCCGCCACGGCCTTGATGACTGCGAACTGGAGCACCACGGCCTCAGACAAGTTGCCTGAGGTCTGGCAGTTGAACAGGGTGATCGAGCACGAACCAGCCGCGACAGCGCCTGCGCTCACCAGATACGCACCAGCAGTGCCGCCCGACTTCACGCATACGGCCACCACATCGGTCGCCTCGATGGCACTGTTCGTCAGCGTGAATGCGACAGGGGTCTGGTGCGCCAGAGTCGCGTTGTGCATCGTGATGGTGCCGCAGATCTTGTCGAGCGTGACGCCGGTCGCCTTGCTCGTGAGCTGCGTCTCCGCACCACCCGCACCGGTCGCGTACCCCACGCCGCCAGAGGCCGAGGTCGAGCGGATGGAACTCGCCGCAGTCACAGCACCGGCCTTGGTCACTTGGAACCGCGCAGCACCGCCGACGAGCAGGTTGAGCAGGAACGACCCGGCAGCAGAGGCCGTGTCGGTGACGTCCATCTTGATGGCCGAGAAGGTCGTGGCAACGTTGTTCCAGACCGCCACGAGGTCAGCCACCGCACCACCGGCCAGCGCCTTGGCCGTGATCTTCTTCGTCTCCGACGAGCCGGTGTCAACGATGGCGAGGACGTCCGCAGCCGAGTCGAGGTCGGTCTGCGCCAGCGAGTTGAACTGGCTGATCTTCTTCGTCGCCATTACATGCCGCCGCCGAGCAGCCTCGTGGTACCGACACCGCCCTGCGCCCGGGTCTCAGGCGTGGACATCATCGTCGCAGCACGACCGCGCCGACGGCGCATCCGGCCAGACTCGATCTCGCGCTGCTTCGCCATGTCGGTTTCGGGGGCAGGCGGGGGCGGTTCGATTTTGGGCATCTTGGGCTTGAACAGGCCGGACATAACGCACCTCGCGGTCGATGTTGGCGCGAGTCTAGCCCAACACCGAGTAATCTGCTACCGCTACCCCGGGGCCACCCCGGCGCACCGTCCCTCGGAACGGCCTGCGACCCTTGGCAAGGTACCGCAGGGCGTCAGCGTAGTGGCTCGTCCAGTCATGCAGCGGGCGGTCCTTGAACCGCTGCAGCCGCTCGTCGTACTCGCGCCGGTACTGCCGGATGGCGTCCATGGCCCGGGTCATCCGCGCCGCCGCCTCGTCTGCCGTCTCGCCGGGGAACGGGTCAGGCCGCTTGTTCCACTCGACCACCGGCAGCATCTGGCGCACCGCCTGGATGCCATCGTCCACCGAGTCAGCCTCCAGCACCCGAGGGTTGAGGCCGTAGCCCGCCGCCGTCTGCAGCCGGGACTTGCCAGACCCCCACTCCTTCACCGCCCCGTCGTGCGGCCAGATGTGGTCGGCGTAGACGTAGTCCATGGCGAGGAGCTTCTTCGCGTACCAGTCGAGCCCGACGCCGGAGCCCTCGAGCACGTTGATGATGCGCACCTTCTGGCCGATGAGCTGGTAGAACCAGACCACCGTCGAGTCGCCGATGCCGATGTCCCACGCGGTCCCGACCGGCTGGCCGATGACGTGCGGGAACTCGTCCACCCGCCCGCCCTGCTCGGCCTTGAGGATGGCATCGCCGTAGTAGGCACCGGGGATGTCGGCGTCGAAGTCGCAGTAGTACTCCTGCCGGATGATGGCCTCGGCTTCCTTGTCGCCGCGCTCGACCCGCAGCTCCTTGCGCTCGCGATCGATGGTCGCCATCGGTATGGACTTCGTATCCTCGACCGTCAGCACCTGACCGAACCACGCCGGGTCCTTGCGGGCGTAGTCCACCAGACGGGCAAAGTGATTCCGCCCACGCGGGGTCGAGATGAATATCGCCCAGCCGTTGTTTTCGGCAAGGATGGGACGCAGGAACGCCCAGGCATTCGGGTCGGCGAGGGCGTACTCGGAGAACACGACCCCCATGGGCGGCGAGCCGATCAGGCTGTTGTAGTTGTCCGACCCCACGACCTGCCACGTCGAGCCGTTCTTGAACCGGATGAACATGTCCTGCTCGCGGGTGGTCTCGCGCAGCTCGAGCGGGAAGGCAGCATCGATGCGCCGCCGCCCGGTGTGCGGGTCCACCGCGTCCCAGATGGCTTTCCGCGACTGGTTCGCCTGGGGAAGCATGTGCCAGATACCGCCCACCCGGGTCATGGCAGACACAGCCGCCCAGTGCAGGGAGATGTCGTCTTTGCCGGAACGGCGGTGCCACGCCAAGGCGAGACGCTTGCAGCCCTTCTCCAGAGCGCCCCACGCCTCCAACTGGTAGGGGCGGGGAGACCAGCCGTTAGCCGGAAGGCTTATCGGCATCGGTGAACCGCACGACATTGACGGTCAGGCCTACCTCGCCCTTGTGCTCGAGGTCGAGCTTGTCGCCGTAGCGCTTGGGCTTGAGCTTGGAGGCCACCCACTTGCGGGCGTCCACCATGATGCGCTTGTGGTTCGCGTCGATGGTCTCGTCGTCCGCGATCTCGATGATGCGGTCGGCGTGGGCCTCGGCTTGGTCTTCGCGTGCGCGTGCGTACTGTGTAACAAAGTCTGGCTTTTCGTTCAGCCACTTGGAGATGGTCGGCCACGATGGCATCCCGTCATCCCCACAGATGGAGCGCAGGGACTCGCCGGAGGCCAGCCGCTCACAGATGCGGTCGGCCAGTTCCTGCGAGTAGATGGACGGTCTTCCCCTTGGCATCACTTAGCCATCAGGCGGCGGGCGGCGGCACCCTTCCCGGCGCTCTTGGCCGAGCGTCGGGCGGTCTCGAGGGCGATGGCGACGGCCTGCTTCTGCGGCCGGCCGGCGCGGACCTCGGCTGAGATGTTGCGGCTGATGGTCTTCTGGCTGTAGCCCTGCTTGAGCGGCATGGTCACTTCCCCTTGTTGCGGTTGCTGATCGCCTTGGCCTTCGCCTTGGCGTCTTCCTTCGAGCTCGCGCCCCATGCCTTCAAGGCGAGGGCGAGGCGGGTCGGCTTGCCGTCCTTCCCGACCATCGGGCCGGGCATGTTTCCCATTCGCGCCAAGAATGATGCGCGGCGCGGGTTATCCCCTGACTTCACCGGGGCCTTGAGGTTCATCCCCTCGGCCTTGGCAGAGCGGCGACCGGCCTCGTTGAGACCGCCCTTCGGGTTCTGCCCTGCCTTGCGTTGCCATGCGGCGGTCTTCATACGACGTTCACGTCTCCCGGCTCTCTTGGCCGTCCACCCGGGCCACCCGGTACCGGCGTAGGTGTCGGGCCACCGAGTCCCGCAGCGGCGACACCGACCGAAGGCCGGACCACCCGCTGCACCCTGCCGACCGCGCCGCCGAGTCCACCACGGGACGAAAGCCTCACGGCCTGCTCTGACCCGAACGGCTGCTCTGTGTCGCCAAGTCTAAGCGCTTTCGACCCCGGAAGCGAGGGATTCAGCCGTATGACGGGCGGCTCCTCGCCGTATCTCGGGAGGCCTGTCCACCCGCCGCCGCCGCCCACGCCGAGCAGGTTGACACCCGGCAGATTGACCGGGACGACCACCTGCGCGTTCCACGAGAAGCCCCATGAGAACCCCCACGAGTTCCCCCAGACGCTGTTCTGTAGCGGCCCCCACCCTGAGCCCCATGACAGGCCCCAGGACTGGCCCCATGCACTCACACAGGACCCCACGGGTCGAGCAGGGTGCCGGAACCCTTGACCGCGTAGTTGTTGACCTTGCGGATGTCGCTGCGGATCGGCGTCGTCTCAGCCGCGAGCAGGACCGCCGTGGCGTTGTCCGAAGCGGTCGGCGCAGCGGTATAGCCTGCCGTGGCAAGGCGGCTCGAGGTCGCCACATCGATGCGCGAGAGCTCGACCGTGAGCTCCGTCCGCACCGAGGCCGGGGTCGCAAGGGTCGGGGTCGCGCTCGGGGCGCTGGCCGTGCCGTCGATGCCGAGCCGGTTGCGAATCTGCTCCCGTTCCCCGGCAGTCCAGTCCGTGCCGCCACCGCCGCCGCCTGCAGCCGCATCGTCGAGGGCCTTGCCGGTCGTGCCTGCCGTGGTGTGGCCGGACAGAACCTCGTCCCAGACTGCACCAGCGATGGTCGCCGCCGAAGCGGGGGCGGTGTAACCGGAGGTGGCAAGCCGGGTCGAGACGGCCGCATCGATGCGGCCCAGCTCGGTCGTGTGCTCGGAGCGGACGGCGGTCGCGTTGGCCGAAGCCGTCGGCGGCACCGTGTAGCCCGAGGTCGCGAGCCGCGTCGAGGTGGCGACGTCGATGCGGGCGAGCTCGGTGGCAAGCTCGGAGCGCACCCCGGTGGCGATCTCCGTGACCGCCGAGGCGGCAAGCGCCGTCGAGGTGATGACGTCCGTGCCGATGCTCGACACCGTGACGGATTCCCCAGGCAGACCGGCGAACACCTGTTCGCGCAGGTCGATGGGGTCGGCGCCCGCAGCCGTCGCCCGCAGCACCAGATCCCCGAGCGTGTCGGTGTGTGCCGTGGTGAGGGCGACGCTGTACCAGCCGTTCGTGCGGTCGGTCACGGTCGGGGTGATGGAGGCGAAGGCCGCGCCGTTCTTGGAAAGCGTGATGGTCAGGGTCGCGCCCGCCAGCCCGGTGACGTGGTCGGTCGAGTCGGTCAGGAAGACCATCACATTTCGGGCTGTGGACTGCTTGAGCATGGTCTATCCCTTGTTCACGACTCGCGACTTCGAGTAGGTGTTGCCGCCACCACCGCCAGAATAGGTGCCGGTGAACTCCGTCCCGTTCGCGCCATAGGATACACCGAGTTTCACGTCGGCCTCGGCAGGCTGCTCGAGCGTGCCGGTGTAGTCGTTGCCATTCGGGCCGTACAGCACGCCCTGATCGACGTCGCCAGTCGCGGGATAGGTGCCGCTCACTGTGGGCGGGTAGTAGAGGATGGTCGCCTCGATGTCGTAGTTGTGGAACGTCGAGGCCGCGCCGCGCAACGGTTCTTGCGAAAGTTCCTGAAACCTTCCACCGACCAGCGCCAAGCCCTGCCCCGGCGTCACGATGATGCCACTCCCCGGCGCAGCGTCGAGCATCAAGCAATCGTCCATCGTCGAGGACTGGAATCCGATGGCGTTACCGATGCCGACGTTCGGGAAGATGTTGGTGTACGTCTTGCGGGTGAACACCCCGGCGTTGAGCTGCGCGTTCAACCACGCCTGCAACAATGCGCCAGTACCCTGATACGCAAGACCGTGCGTGGTGTACATGTCGGGTTGCCACTCGCCGGGCAGGCGAATCTGCATCGGCCCGACCGACACCTTGAGACTGCTCGGCGCGGTCTTCGAGGTGTCGGCGCTGATGACCGTGGCCGCATCGCCGCGCATCGAGTACCCGTCCATCCGCATCAAGCGCAGGCTGGGAGTCAGGGCAGACTCGCCGTCCATCGGCAGGAAAATCAGCTTCACGGCCAGCGTCACGCCCGAACCGCTGCCGTTCATGATGGCGTACAGCGCCCCGCCGATCGTGCGGTCGGTGCCGACATCGGTCGAGCGGCAGACGTAGGTCGCGCCCGTCGTCGTGTTCGTGACCACCGCCGAGACGATCATCGAATGCGGCAGGCCGAACACCTCCTGGACGAGTGCGATGCCCTCGCCGGCGCGGAGGATGATGGGCTC